AAAAATCGAGCTAAACCTGTCCACAGTGAAGTTGCTCCATATCCTTACGGCTTTGACCCTACCTTCCACAGATATCGCCTGGGTGAGCCTGCAAAGCTCAAAAAACCATCTATCATCGGCGTGGTATACATGGGGGATTTGTTCGGCGAATGGTGGGATAAGGATATTATTGCCGAGGTATTTCAAGCCTGTTTCAACGCGGATTGGCACAAATACTTATTTCTTACCAAAAATCCGAGCAGGTACGATGAAATACTGGAATATGTCTGCGGAGAGGAAAAGGGCTCTGATTCACAGACTTGGGATAATATGTGGTTTGGTGCAACGGTTACATGTCAGGAAGATATTGAAAAAAGGATAATATTTCTAACTAAATTTAACGAGGGTAATAAGTTTCTCAGTATTGAACCGCTGCTTGGGCCGGTAGATATAGACACTTTCAATTCTTCGCATTATTTAAGTTGGGTGATAATCGGCCAGCAGACGAACCCGAACATACCGCCAAAGCCGGAATGGGTATGCAGCATCATTGACCAGTGCAGGGCGGCGAATGTTCCTGTGTTTATTAAAAGTCCTCTGTACGAAAAATATCCGATACAGGAGTGGCCGGAGGGGCTATGGAAGGAGACGGGGGAAGATGCTTAGAAATGAAAAAAAAGAATTATTATCAATTGATGAAACGATTAAATGCTATGATTGCTGCCCAAGAGAGAAACAATTTATCCGCCAATTTGTCAGTGAAATGCCAATTGAAAAGATTGAAGAATTCTATAAATTTCTTCAAGGCGAGTTGCCGGACGGTATCCACATGAAACGCCCACCGCATTTATCAGAGCAGATGGCATTTAGAATAATTTGGTTTTTGCAGGAACAAACTTGCGTATTGCCCGATCATGTTGAGAGATGCAAGACATGCGGCCGCTTGTACGACTCAGAAAATGAAGGCAATGACTTGCATTGTGACGATTGCTGGAGGGGCTGAAATGAGTTGGACTGAGGAACAATTTGCCGAATGGCAGAAGAAGAAGGGTATTGAGCCGGAGCCCGAGAAGAAAAAACCAAAGTATGGCAATGGTAGACCTATCGTGGAGGGCATCTATTTTGACAGTCAACTTGAGGCAGACAAATACAGTGAGCTCAAACTATCGCTGCATATGGGTGTGATAGCTGGATTCTGCCGACAGCCGGAATTTATCTTACTGGAAGGGTTGGGACTGACAAGGCCGGAAACATATAGGGCGGATTTTATAGTTTTTAATCTGGATGGGACATACGAAATCATCGACACAAAAGGATTTTGTAATGAAGTCTTTAAAATTAAGGCGAAACAGTTTAAACATAAGTTTCCGAGGCTGGAATTGAAGATAGAGGGGAGAGAATAGGGATGGCAAAGTATAAAGGTAAATATTCAAAATGCAGAAAGTGTAAACATGTTAGAGATATTGGGATGTGGCTTGTATGGGTTAAAGACGATTGCAAAAACGATAAGGCAATAACATTTTCTTCCGGCAGGGCGGTTGAAAAGCCAACCTGTGAGGAATGTAAATGCTTTGAAGAGATAGGAGCGTGATGGGATGGATAGGAAACTGAGCCTGAAAGAATTCTACGCTCTTGCCAACCGGTACGAGGAAATAAAGCGCACACGCAAAATGGCAGAGGCATACAAGAGCGAAACAACTTATAAAACAAGGGAGCCTAAGAATAAGTTTTGTAAGGTGCCGACATGGTAAGGAGCTGAGATAATGGGATTGATCGAGCAGGATCCTCGGAAAACAGTTTATATTGCCTTGCTAATTGCGATTATGTGGTACACGGAAATATCCTCAGATGTAGCTTTACGGCTTACAAAAGGTCAGTCCCACCGTTTACCGGGACGACACCTCACACCAGAAATATTTGCAGAGATGCAAAAAACAATAGATAGCCCGAACTTTTACAAAATGGAAAGCCTGGTAAAAAAGTATCGGGTGAACAAATATGAAATCCTGGAGGCAATAGGCGGGGAGAATGCAAATATGGAGGTAATATTTATGCCAAAGATAGAAGCTGAATTAAAAAGAATCCGAAAAAAAGCGGAGGACTGCCCTGCGGCAAATTGTGAAAAGTGCAACCTTAACGCTATTGTGTACGACGATACAACCTTATGTGAATTGCTGTGTGATATGCAGTTTGATTCAGCCGGAAACCTTGTAATAGGCGAAAATAGGTCTATGCATAAAAATGCAGAAAAATGCATAAATGTAAAACTTGAAGGAAAGACAAAGTTCAGAGGGTTTCAAATATACGAAAGCGTTCTAAGCGAGTTTGAACAATTTGCCGGACAGCATAAAGATAAAAAAATAAGGGACCTGGCAAGTGCGGCTTTGCTGGAATTTGTGGAGAAAAGAAAATAAACCAACAAAATAAAGAATGTGAGGGAATTAATATGAAAAAGACAAATTTTAAGGTGAGAATCGAATTGACAGAGAAGATGTTGGGAACGGCGCCGGACCCGGAGATATACGGAAAGTATATCGCAACACTTGCACCAGAAGGAACCAACACAAAAGACGAAATTGAAACACTTGCGGAGGTTGAAGAAAGAGGGACAACAAGGTTTCATACAGAAGCGGAGAAAGGACTATTTATTTACAACTACATGATTATAGGTTTTCTGAAAGAGGCAGGCAATTCTCTTAAGGATGCACTTGGAATCAAGGCTGTAAAAAACAAGGTTGAACAGTTTGTATTCTGCAATCCGCGCAAAATATATCTTGGCAAAAGCAAACCTGACGGTGTACTTGAAAGGCCGAAACGCGTCAATGGTCCGATGGGACCGCAATCAACTCTTGGCAGAAGTGAATATGTCTCAGAAGGTGTGCAGATTGAATTTAATTTGACAGTCATTGAGAACAAGGAAATCAAACCTGATGTTATATTGGACATACTCAGCTACGGCGAACTTAAAGGGCTCGGACAGTGGCGTAATGGTGGATACGGAGCCTTTAAGGTGTTGGAGTTTGAAGAAGCGCAATAGTGTTGTGTTGTTTGGCGGGGCAAGGCAATGGTGAGGTTTTGTGAGGCGATGCGATGTAATGCGTTGGTGAGGCGATGCGAGGCCTGGTATTGTATAGTAGCGTTCGGCAATGGTATTGTTGGGTTTTGTGATGTAAGGCAATGGCAAGGTAGAGTAAAGTGTTGTAAGGCAATGGTGGGGTTGTGTTCGGTGATGTAGTGATGGGCGATGGTAGGGCGATGTGGTGTACTGCGATGGTGATGTGTTGTGTTGTTTGGTCAGGTTTGTATACCGCGATGGCAACGCATAAAAAATAAGCCGGCCACTACGACCAGCTTTTCTCAATGCCCGCATAAAATAAAAAAGGCCCCTCATTTCGGAGCCTTCTCTATTTCCTGCTTCAATAAAAATTCAATCAGATTTCCTATAGTTCTATTCTGCGCCACTGCAACCGCCGTGGCCTGCGCTTTCAATTCGGAGTTGATGCGGCTGGCAACCTCGGGACTTATTCGCTACAATAACCATTTGTAAGCCTGTATAAGTCGTGCATATTTTCGTCAGGACCATCCGGCAATGGACAGATACAAGGATTGTTGCCGCACATCGGACAAACGCAGCCATGACAAAACAGATCACCGCATTCAGGGCACGTATCATCGTGTATTTCTCTCGGCGGCTCATCTTCAATTGTGATATCACAGAAGTTCATACATTTGCCATCACTACTGATAGATACCTCACCAGCACCACCACAATGGCCGCGCTCTGGTAGTTCCCCATAATCCTTTTCCCAATGCGAACAGTTTTGTGCCGTACAGATTATTCGCTTTTCATGATAACGCATTTTAATTCCCTCCGGCGTGTCGCCACCTTAATTTCCCATCAATATCCTGATTGCTCTTTTCTCTGCGGTTTCTTCATCCCAGTTATCAAATTGACTGTGCATTTCGTGGTCAAGTGCGTGGTATACTTTTGTAGCGTCAGCCTTTACTATGCCGTCCTCTATGAGACTCTTTAAGGCTATAATGGCGTAGGCCTGTGCTTGCGTGTTTGTCATGTTCTCCTGCCTTTCTGCCGCCTTTAGCCGGGCGGCGCGGCTATTGATATAAGGCCGCAAGCATGTTATAATCTACTTGCGGCCTCTGTGCTGCTGTGTAGGCAATCGTTGTCACTGTACCGGTGCTAGGTTGCCTATATCCATGCCATTCTTTAACTGTGCCATGCCCTCTGCAAGTGTCCACAATGCGCGGTTTACTCCGACCAATGAATCTACTGACTGAACCGCTCTTGTCGTTGTGCGGTTACCCGCCAGGTTGCGGCCTCTCATTCCACCACGTATCAAGTTTTCCTGTAGCCGGTTGAAGGTCAGCCATAAGCTATTTCCGTTATCCTCCGACCTGTTAGCCCACAGCGCCCTATCGGGTGATATTGGTGCTGTACTCCGGTTTTTATCGTCCCTGTCGAACCTTACATCAAGTGATGCCGCAGCTAATAAACGTTGTTCGGGCTTTGTGAGTTCAATTGATCGCATTGTTTCCCTGGACTCATCCACTAACTGGAACTCATCTACTATGCTGTATGCGGCCTCAATAACATCATTGCGGATATTGCCCCTGTGACCGACCCGGAAGTCCTCAATTTTGTCACCGGCAACACAACCGTTTTGACATACGAACCTGAAAAATCCGGCCAGCAACTGATATGAACTTGTGCCATCATGGCTGTTAATCAAAACGATTTCATTTGCGCCTTCCCTGTTTGCAATGTCTGATGCATGCCGCAGCCTGAGCATGTGCTTAGTAAACTCAGATTTGCCAGGTATCCGACTGGTTGCCTGAGCTGCGAAGAATGGTAAAAAACCTTCATTTCTGAGCCCGTCAAGCACTTCAATTGTTGGGATATAAACGTATCTGTCTGATCTGGATTCGTGCGGCTCCGGTGCGAAAATCGAAGGTGCTACGTTCAAAATCTGATCATTACTGAGTGGTTCCTGGGACTGGATTGACCTGCCATTCTTGCCGATTGTGGTAGATAACATTCTAGTCATGATAAGTTCCTTTCTGGAGCGGTTTGCGCCCCGCTGAGTGACCTTGGCCATCATCAGGCACCGCATTACGGTGCGACGTTACCCGCATTGGTTATGCGGACGTTTCAGCCTTATACTACTTTTATATATCCCTTTTTAAGCCATGCCTGCGATTTGCTTCCAGCCTTCATCAGGCCAATATTCGAAAACCAATACCGATAAACGTGGATGCCTTTTGCATTTTGCGGCATAGTCAAGCGCCAATTGTTTGTTATTGGATGTACTCACGTTGCCGCGACGCCGCGCTCAAAGGGGGCCTGAAGGGGCGTGAGTTGCTATTCAGTTTTCCGTTTCGCTCCGATTGCAGGAGCTCATCAGCAGGCTAAGCCTGGACGGGAAGCGAGAAGTTTAACATTCCCGCCTACGCATATCTATCAAATCCTGTTGTGCCCATCCGTACTGTGTTTCTGGGCTGTTTTCATAATCTTCAATAAACTGTTCTCTCGCCTCAGCCGCTTCCCTCTCACAGTTGCATCCATCTGCTAACAACTCACCACAATAAGGGCAATACATTTTATTCATTTTACAAACCTCCATTTATTAATCCGATTATTTGTGGGCTTCTTACCCTGCCGACAATTACAATTGTATAGCATTATGCTACACAATAAAATAGGTCTACAGTCCTATCTTTTGAAATTTGCTGAATTTGGACAAAAAGAAAAGAGCCCTTATTTTTCAGGCTCTTGAAGCTCATTGCTGCGCTTTTCGATTAGATAAATTATTTCTTCCGTCATGCTCCGGCGCTCCTTGTCTGCTATCTGCTGCAACATCTTTTTAATATCATCCGGCAACCTGGCGGATAACTGCGGCGTTACCAAATGGCATCACCTCCAATAGATAGTATATAGCAGACTGCTACACAATGTCAAGTGCAGATTTCGCAGTATTTTGCATTTCTCGAAATTCTTTTATTTCAGGCTGCTTGACTGTATAAGCCTCATTTATCAGGCGTTTCAGCGTTTCGGTGCGTGTTGTGCCATAATAATCTGCAAGTAAGTTAAGCTTGTTTTTGGTTGCATCAGGCAGCCGATAACTTGTATGTGTTGTCTCGCTCCTGCGATAGTTGTCACCCATGTATAATATCCTCCAATACATCTATTGTATATACAGTATTATAATGCAGATTCGGTAGGATTGCAAGCGGCAAAAGAGTATGGCCGGGATGTGGGATAATTATAGTAGATGAGATATATGCAAGGATATATTAATGGATATATGGAGGGATATACCGTGGCAGGTCCAGGACAACCGCCTTATTATAATAGCCCGGAGCAGATGCAGGAAATTATAGATAAATTCTTTAAAAGCTGTGAAGGTCATCCATACATAGATGATAATGGAGAGCCCATATTTGATAAAAACGGCAATCCGATCATTATAGGAGTAAAGCCGCCAACTGTTACTGGATTATGTTTGGCATTGGGATTTACTTCCAGACAAGCGCTAATTAACTACGAAAATAAAGGCGAATACTTTGACACAGTTTCACGTGCAAAGCTCCGTTGCCACGAGTATGCAGAGTCCAGGCTATACGACAAAGATGGCGCAAATGGTGCTAAATTCAGCCTCGCAAACAATTTCGGCTGGATTGACCGTCAAGAAATCACTACAATAGATGTTGCCGCCCTGCTGGATTCGCCGGACGACCGCCGCGCCCGGATAGCTGAGCTCCTGTCCAAAAAGCAACTAGATTCAGCCATCACAGCGGATTACACCATAGTCCAGGATGATACCGGCACTGATAAAGACTAACCACAATATGTTGTGTTTTAGGGTAGGTTTGTATGTTACGTAATTAAGCAAATCCTGCAAAGCATTGGTATGAGCGGATTGTTAAAATATAAACATTACACGTATTGTGTATTTCGTGTAATCAGGGCAAAGCATTGCCCTACCCTATGCCATGCCAGTCTACCCATGCTATACTGCAACAGTCCCGGCAGGCCGAAGCAGCCAGTAGCCGGAGCATATAGGGGGTGGGTTCGTTTCCAGGCCAAACCCGGTGCCTCGACTACCCCTGGCTTTTCTGCAAAGGTGGTAATAGTACTATCCCATCCGACCTACCTCACCTCAAAATATCCCTCAAGTCTATCTACCTTTTACCCCCATTCAAGAGACAAAAGACCTTGCCATTTCAGTGATAAAATTAATATATAAGAATGATTTTCCCCATTTAATTCAGAGACGTATACATATTGTATTATACGTGTTTGAATGGGCTAAATCCGCGAAGGCTTATATATCAACTGTTTAGGGTTAATTTGAAATGTGCGTTTTCGCTACACGGATTTAAAAATTTGTAGCGTTTTCGCACACAAACAAAGGGGTGTTTTATGGACGAATATTTTAAACAAGAACGCGTTATAACTGGTAATGGTGAACCTGTCGGAGATCCCAAAATACGCAAATTCTATTCACCTTTCAAAGAGGGCAGAGGGTACAACTTCAAGTATAAGTCAACCACTATTAAGAGTTACCTCGGCATAGAATTGCCGGAATGTTTTACGGACAATGAGTGCGGCAAAATATACCGGTTGAGTAAGAAGATATATTCTGACAGCAACTTACTTGCAAAGCGTGTCAATAATGAAATCCGGCCACTCACAAAGGATGATATTACGCTTACTGTAGGTGTCCACAGAACAAACTTTAGTAAATTGTGGAACAAGATGCTGAGAAACAAAGTGATAAAGCCTGTCAAACTCGGCGGTGCTGAATATTTCTGTTTCAATCCGCTTTACTACAACACGACTAACTACATGCCGCTATATCTATTTATAGCATTTCAGAACGAGTTAAAAGAACATTTACCGGAATGGGCGGTTGAGAAGTATCTTAACATGCAGGAGGAAGTTAAACAGGAAAGTAAAGCAGACTGACATCTTCAAACCCCATAAATACCAGCCGTTTCGAGGAAGAAAGAACTCTCCAAAACCGTGATAAAATTTAAGTATAGACACGTTAAGGGAGTAAATATGAAAGGCGGTATTTATGAATATCGATAAAGAATTTAAATCTTTAATCCCCGCACTGACAACAGAAGAATACACTGGACTGGAACAAAGCATAATAGTGGAAGGTTGCCGTGACGCACTTGTTACATGGAATGATACGCTCATAGACGGTCATAACAGATACGAGATATGCAGTAAGCACAGCATACTATACAAGACGGTTGAAAAGGCATTTGACAGCCGGGAAGATGCTATGCTGTGGATAATCGACAACCAGTTTAGCAGGCGTAATTTACCAGTATACGACAGGGGCGTATTAGCATTAAAGAAAAAGAATATTATCGCACGACAAGCAAAAGAAAAACAAAAAACACATACTGAACAGGGTTACCAGAAATCTGGAGAAGCTGTTCGAACTGATAAAGAACTTGCTAAAATGGCAGGAGTAAGTCACGACACAATTTATAAAATTGAAAAAATCGAGGAAAAAGCCGCACCGGAAGTAAAAGAAAAAATTAAATCTGGTGAAGTAAGCATTAACCAAGCATATCAAACCATAAAGCGCGAAGAAAAAATAAGTCAACAAAAAGCTGAAATAAAAGAAAATGCGCAAAAAGTCAAGTCGTTGCATGGGAAAATCCTGCAAGGTGACTTTTTTAGCGAGATAGATAAAGTTCAGGATTGCAGTATTGATTTATTATTTGTCGATCCTCCTTATGGTGTACTTGATGAAACATGGGACAAGGTTGATATAGTAGACTTTACAGAACACTGGCTATCTGCCGTTATGCCAAAGGTAAAGCCAACCGGGCGTATTTATATATGCTTCAGCCAGGTTTATTTATTTGAGTTGTATAAAATCCTAGAAAAGAATAATTTCTATGACTTTAAATTTGGGCAGTTGCTTATATGGCAATATTTGAACAACAATAAACCAAGCAATAGAAAACTATACAGATATTCATATGAGCCTATATATTATCTTTATGGAGTTGATGCGCCTGAATTAAATTTTACACCTGATACATACGGCGAGACACAGAACACAGTATGGACAATAGCAACACCACAAAGCAATTTTACCGAAGGCAAGTTTCACCCGGCACAGAAACCCATTGAACTACTTGAACGCATAATAAAAACAGGCAGTAAAGAAAATGACTTGATTCTTGACCCATTTGCCGGGAGCGGCACAACTGGTATTGCATGCGAAAAACTGAACAGACAGTATATCCTGATTGAAAAGGAACAAGAGTATGTTGACATAGCAAGGGGGCGGTTAAATGGCGTGGCAAGCTAAGAATTTCGAGGAAAAGATGCACCCTTGTATTGACGAAATATACAGAGGTTTATTTTCAAAGTTGGACAGAATCGACCGCAGCAACAGGGAAACCACTACAGACAGCAAAGTCCTATTTATGGATAAGGAACTTTCAATAGATACGTTCTTATATTTTAAGGATGGGACAATGCTCACGCTACAGGAAAAATCAAGAAAGCATGACTACCTCAAGTATGCTGATTTTACTTTTGAATACTATAACGACCCCAGGACAAAGGATGAGGGCGAATGGTTCAAACTAGCTGCGCAATTGTATTTTTACGGCTTCGTCAATGAGTCTGAAACAGGATATGTAAAGTATTATTTGATGAACGTGCCTAAATTAAGGATATTTCTCAAAAATAACATAGGCATAAAGACACTTGAGGAAAAGTATTTGCATCCCAACAGGCCGCCGGCAAAGGCTAATTTCTTTGCAATACCATTCAGCATTATACCGGATTACTGCATTATGCACAAGAAAGTTGCCGACGTTGCGTAAAACCGCAATTAAGGTAGTTATACGACTGACAGCCAAACGGCTTCAGATAAATTAATGTAAAGAAAGGAAGTCAAAAACCATGATGAAATTAGTACATGACCTGCTGACAACGAAGTACACAGAGGTTTACCACGAAAACCCGGAGGACATGAAGTACAATGCTCCGCACCATTTTGTTGTTGCACCTGCAAAAGGAACATACAGTTTAGACAAGCCTCTTTATATGCTTGCAGAAATCCACTTCCAGGAAGGCCCCATCAAAGAATGCGGCGTAAACGGTGTCTGCAATGAGGATTTGATCGCAATGGTGATCTGTCGGCTTGAACATTTTCAGAAGTCCGAATTCGCCTGCCGTGAAAACGCGCTTGCCATTACAAAATTAGAGGAAGCTTTATTGTGGCTCAGAAAGCGCACTATGGGCAGAGAAAATAAAGGAATAGAAGGGACACATAAGGTATGAGTAAAGTGTTTTTAGGTGGAACCTGCAATGAAAGTAAGTGGCGTGAAAGATTAATACCACTGCTGAAAATCGACTATTTCAATCCCGTGGTGGAAGATTGGACTCCGGAATGTCAGGCAGAAGAATACAGGCAAAAGGAAGTATGCGACATACATCTTTATGTCATAACTCCCAAAATGACAGGTGTATTTAGCATTGCCGAACTGATAGATTCATCCAACAAGAACCCAAAGGGAACGGTGTTTATGATTCTGTCAGAGGATGATGGAGCAACTTTTAATAAAGGTCAGTTAAAGTCACTTCATGCAGTTGGCAATATGGCAGGTAATATCAATGGGGCAGAAGGCTTTTATGATTCTCCTGAAATGTTGGCTGATTACCTGAATAAATTAGGTGACGAAAAAGTTTAACCCATTCCCCCACCCGCAGCCTAAAAGTTCGGTTTTAGTGAAATGCTTCTGGCGGCATGGGGATTTATAGGAGGATATATGATTTTTGGAGGTAGATTATGATAATCGACTATGACAACCTGCTGTGTATTTTATACACAAGGGCAAAGATAAGAAGCCTAACAGTAAATGAAAAGAAGGCAATATTGAAACTGTCTGATTGGTCGAGAACTGCAACATATGGGTTGGAAGGGTTGTGAGGTAGATTATGTATGATTTAAGGAGGAAGTATGAATATATGAATAAGTGTTGGAAACATTTCAAGACAATATCAATTCACAAATGGCATGTAATGAAAGCTTGTTTCAAGGTTGGATTGTACTGGCAAGGCATTTTGCATGATTTGAGCAAATATTCCTTAATTGAATTTTTCACAAGCGCAAGATACTTCAAAGGCGACAAATCACCTATAGATGCGGAGAAAATTGAAAACGGTTATTCTATTGCATGGCAAAATCATAAAGCCAAAAACAAACACCATTGGCATTATTGGACTGACTTTGAAAATGGCGAATTGGTTGTGCTGAAAATGCCAGAGAAATATGTTGCCGAAATGTTATGCGATTGGGTAGGTGCAGGGAAAGCCTATAATAAATCAGCATGGACGATAAATTCATTTAAAGGCTGGTATACTCAAAACAGAGACATTTATTATCTACACACAAGCACGAGAGCTTATATTGATACGCTGATGGAGCAAGTTGTAGACGAAAAAGACCTGTACAGCAATTGGATTTCAGTAAAGAGAATAAAAAACAATTACACACAGGATGTATGCGAAGGTTGTTCTTATCAACCTAAAATTAAACTTGTGAGGTGAAAGTATGTACGATTTAAGGAGGAAGGTATGCTAAAGTTTTATATAATCAGCACGGTATTGTCCGGGATTGTTTCGCTTATCTCTATAAAAGCAATAAGTTGCAGAATAAAAAGAGAAGGTTATGTTTGTAAAACCAAATATTCCATATGCGAAGAGTTAACTTCATATCTTTATTTGTTAATTCCACTATTTAACATATTATTCGCTTTGATTGCGCTTTTTAAACAAGAAGAAGCATATCAAGGGGCACTTTTTAAATATGAAAAACGTGGGGTAACAGCGGTTAATCCCGACTACCTGAAACTGGCTCAAATAGGCTTTGATTATATATTGCAGACGATGATAGAAGGCGAGAAGAAGCACGGCGCGGATGAATGGAAAAATGTAAGTACGTCAACACACTCATGTTATATGTCTATTCATGGTTCAAAATATTGCCGCGACGATAAATCAGAAGATCACATAGCTCATGCCATGACTCGCTGCGCAATAATTAAATTTTTGGAGGGAGAAAAGAAATGAAAGCAAGAAAAAAACCAGTGGTTGTTGATTATGCTAGATGGACAGGTCAGAACCACAGAGAAATGTGGGACTTTCTAACAGGGAAAGTCACTGAGTATATGACAGCAAGCGAAGAAAATTTCTACATAGACCACAACAAGGTTGAGGGTGGACTAATCATCAGAACACTTGAGGGCGAACACATAGCCAGTATAGGTGATTACATCATCAAAGGAGTAAACGGAGAGTTTTATCCCGTCAAAGAAGAAATATTTTTAAAAACTTATGAGCTTTTGGAGGATGAACATGAGAAAGGTAGTTTATCTCGCCCATCCCTTTAAAGGTGACCCCGAAAACGTCAGGAAGGTTGAGGCAATAATCCTGCAACTCATCAAACTTTACCCTGACTACACCTTCTACAGTCCGCTTCACGCAACAGGCTTTTACTACTTTGTCAAACCGTACGAGGAAGGTATGAAAGATTGTATAGAAATGCTGGACAGATGTGATGAACTGTGGCTGGTGGGCAACTGGATTGAATCAAAGGGTTGCTTTACTGAGTATTGCCATGCCGATGAACAGCACAAACCGATTAAATTTGTTGACGAAATATTGTCACTGGTAAACAGCCTGGAGGGCAATCTATGATTCAAGTCACCCTGCACGGCAAAAACAGAATGAGACAGCGCTGCGGTATCAAGTCAAAAAGTGTTGTTCGCCTGGCTGGAATCGCCTTTGAAAAAGGTCTGACCCATGCCGACGTTTCCGGTTCGCTCAGCGGATACCTGACTTCACTTTACTATTTCAACGGGCAGGCGAACAATATCAGACTATACGGAGATAAGATATATATCTTCTGCAATGACGTGCTTGTAACGGTCTACGATACGCCGAGACGGTATCAAAACACGGTAAATAACCTTATGAGAAAGAAGAGGGAGCAATTTGACCAGAGCTGAACTGCTGAAAATGCTTGAATCGGGAGCATTAACCGAAAGCGAAGAAAAGGAGTTATTGACTTTACTCGAAGCCGAACGCAAAGAGGAAGCTTTACAGGACTATGCCATTTTTGCAGAGGAATATATAAAGATTGTCGATAAAGATGCAAAAGAAGTCTCTTTTATACACAACAATATTCAGAAACAGATAAACGATAAGATAAAAGAATTGCATGTTGCGGGTAAACCTGTTTTTATCATAATACTGAAAGCCCGTCAGCACGGAGCTTCTACAAATGAGCAGGGCAGGATGTTATATAATTGTGCAACAAAGGAAAACCGTTTCGGGTTGATAGTGGCGCATATAGACGATACGACAACGGAAATATTTAACAAGGCCAAATTTATGTATGACCACCTTCCGCCGCACATCAAACCTTTGCAGAAAGCATCAAACGCAAAGGAACTTATATTTGACCGACCGACAGGGTACAAGGGTAAACAGAAGGGACTAAACAGTAAAATCATTGTTCAGGTTGCAGGTAAAGTCAGTATAGGGCAAGGCTTCACGCCGCATTACGTCCACCTTTCAGAATTTTCAAGATGGCCCGCACCGGAGGGACAAGAACCGCTAAAGCAACTTGCTGGTATATTGCAGGCCGTTCCAATGTCACCCGATACGGAAGTCGTAATCGAAAGCACGGCATGGGGGTATAACGACTTCAAGGACTTGTGGGATGCTGCCGTTGCCGGAGAAAATGAGTGGACGCCGTTATTTTTTGCGTGGCAGGATAACCCCG